TTCCGTGACTTGCGCGGCCGAGTCGCGACGTCGACGTCGACGCTATTCACGACGGCGTTTACCGTCGAGAACCCCTATTCTCGGGTTTACATCCGCGAGCGCTCGTCGAAGTTGATCGTGCAGATAACAGACGAGACCCGGGAAGCGGTGAAGGAAATCCTGGACCGCGCGATCCGCGATGGCTATCCACCGAAAGAGATTCGCAACGTCATTGGGAATACGGTTGGCCTATTCGACCGATGGGCGAACGCGGTCTATAACAAGCGATCAATGTACCTCAAAGACGGCATGTCCCTTGCGGAAGCGGATGCAGCGGCGGCGAAGTATTCCAACAAACTCATTCGACGTCGAGGAGAGAATATCGCGCGGACCGAAATCGTCTCAGCGTCGAATCAGGGCACGCTCGATTCGTGGAAGATTGCGCAGGATAACCAGTGGATTCCGAGCGACTCCAAGAAAGAATGGATTGCCGGGTTCGGTTCCGCGCGGACTTGCCCCTACTGTTCGGAGCTTCATGGAACGATCGTCGGCGTCAACGACCTCTTCCCCGATACCGGGATCGGGCGCAGCGAACGCCCGCCGCTTCACCCTTCATGCCGATGCACGATCGGCCTAGTGTTCGAGGATTGACGCCATGCCATACCAACGAACTTCCGAAATACCGAAGCCGGTCCGCGATGCGTTACCAGATGCGGCGCAACGCATCTGGATGCGCGCGTTCAACTCAGCCGCGTCGAAGTATGGCGAGCGGGACGAGGGGCGCTTGGCCTCGATTGCGTGGGGCGCGGTGCGCAACGCCGGATACAGCAAAGAGGGGGATCAGTGGGTTATGGAAAAAGCGGAAACCTACAAACCGACGGCGGCGATGGCGGCGAATGCAAAGCGCGCGCTCGAGGTGCGCGCAGAAAAGCCCGCATCACAGCGCGGGATGACATCGGTAGGCATCGCCCGGGCGCGGCAACTCATGAACCGCGAGAACTTGAGCGAAGACACGGTCCGCCGGATGAAGGCGTTCTTCGACCGGCACGAGGTCGACAAGCAAGGCGCGACGTGGTCCGAGCAGGGCAAGGGCTGGCAAGCCTGGAATGGATGGGGGGGCGATGAAGGCTACACATGGGCGAAGGCGATCGTCCGTCGTTTGGATCGTGCCGAGAAGGCGTTCGAAGTTTCAAAGCTGGACGACGACAAGCGATTGGTGTTCGGTTGGGCGTCTGTTTTGGAGAACGAAGACGGAAGCCCGCTAGAGGATTTGCAGGGCGATGTCATCTCACCGGACGAGCTAGAGAACGCCGTTTACAAATTCGTTTTGGATTCCCGCAAGGCGGGCGAGATGCACCAAAGGACCGAGGGCATCGGCCGCTTGGTCGAGTCTTTCGTTTTGACCCCGGAGAAAGCCGCAGTCCTCGGAATCGAGAAGCGCGCCGGGTGGTGGGTGGGTTTTAAGATTGACGATGATTCGACATGGGCGGAAGTCAAAAAGGGAAATTTCCGTATGTTCTCGATCGGCGGCAAGGCGATCAGAAACTAAGTGTCAACCCCTCTTGAACGCGCAAAAGCGCGCGGATAGGATCTTGCAACATGACCACAGAACTAACAGACATCGAACTTGAAGAGGTCTCTCTTGTCGATAAAGGCGCGAACCAGGAAGCGCACGTGATGATCGTGAAACGCTCGCCGCTTCGCCGCTTCGCCGATTGGATGATGCGCAAGGGTTACGGCTACGACGACAAAGACAAGATGTATTCGCCGGGCTATGCGATGCCGATGTCGCAAATCATGGCCGAGGACGAAGCACAAGCGCAACTCGCGCGCCTCATGATGGCGCTTCATGAATCGCTCGAAAGCATCCAAGGTGCGGAGCTAGACGCATCCGAAAAACTGGCGATGATGCAACAAAGCGCGGCCGAGTTCGCGGAAGCCGTCGAGGGGATCGAGGTTATGAAATCCCTACGCGATCAAATCGATTCTCTCTCGTCGCTTGACGAGATCCCCGCCGCGATTGCGGCACTAAACAAGGCCCTCGGCAACGAGGGCGAAACCGAAGAGGTGGAAGACATGACCGAGCCGGTCAAGACCGAGGAAACCTCGGTCGAAGTCGAAAAAGCGGACGAGATGGCGAAAGCTCTCGAATCCGAAGTCGCAAAGCGCGAAGCGCTCGAGAAGAAACTCGCCGAGATGGAAGCCGTTGCCAAGCGCGCCGAAATCGCCGCACGCGTCGAGAAATCGATGGGCAGCGTTCCGGGTGCCAACGGTGCAGAACTCGTCGACATGTTGATCGCAATTCACGACGGCGCAGGCGCCGAAGTTGCGAGCAAGGTCGAGGCGCTTCTCGTTTCATCCTCGCAAGCGGTTTCCGAATCCGCAGTACTCGAGGAAGTCGGCAAAGATGCAGGCGCCGAAGCGGACGTGTTCAGCCGCGCGCAAGCTATCGCCGACGAGCTTCGCAAAAACGATCCTTCCCTCACGAAAGAAATCGCTTTGGCGAAGGCTTTCGAGACTAACCCCGAACTCGCAGCCGCGGCCTACGCGCGCTGATTAGAAAGGAGCCAACAATATGGCAACTGATATGCAACTTATCAGCGACGTGACCTTCGAAGCGGCCGCTGACCTCTCCGCTAAACAATTCCATTTCGTCAAGTTGAGCGCAGCGAACACCGTCGACGTGTGCACCGCTACGACCGACAACCCGATCGGCATTCTGCAAAACAAGCCGAGCGCAGCCGGTCGACCCGCAGTCGTTCGCTTGTTTGGTATGTCGAAAGTTGTCGCTTCCGGCATCATCTCCGCGGGCGCGTTGATCGCTACCGAGGCAGACGCCGAAGTCGGCGTTCCTGCGACGAACGATCCCGTCGTCGGCAAGGCGCTCGAAGCCGCTACCGCTCAAGGCGATTTGATCAAAGTGTTGATCAATTGCGTGAACCCCTACATCTCGGCCTGATAACGTCGACATAAAGAAAGGATAGACAAAATGCCAGCAATGCAGCCAAGCGCGTCTGATGTCCATGTCGACGCGATCATGACAAACCATTCGGTCGCCTATATCCAGCAGGCAGCCGATTTCGTCGCCGCTCAATTTGCTCCCCGGGTTCCGGTCCAGAAGCAAAGCGACAAATACTACGTCTTCACCAAAGGCGATTGGTTCCGCGACGAGGCGCAACAGCGCGCGGGGTCCTCGGAATCCGTTGGCGCAGGTTACAGCTTGTCCACCGATTCGTACTTCTCCGAGCAGTATTCGATTCACAAAGACGTGTCTCGGGACGTCAAAGCGAACACCGACAATCCCTTGGATTGGCGCCGCAACGCTACCCAACTCGTGACTCAGCGTCTCTTGTTGAAGCGCGAGGTGGAGTTCGCTTCTAAAGCCTTCGCGGCCAACTGGGGAACAAACCTCGTTGGCGGAACCAACTTCACGAAATGGGACGACTACAGCAACAGCGACCCCATCGACAACATCGAGGACGGCGTGTCCTCAGTGTTGAAAAACACGGGACTGAAGCCTAACACCTTGCTTCTCGGTTACGAGGCATGGAAGGCGCTCAAGCATCACCCCGACATCGTGGACCGCTACAAGTATTCCAGCGCCGAGTCCATCAGCGTCGACATGGTCGCTCGCTTGTTGGAGCTTGATCGAATCATCGTGGCAAAAGCCGTGAAGAACACCGGGCTCGAAGGCGCAGCTAATAGCTTCGATTTCGTCTCCGGCAAAAACGCGCTTCTGGCTCACGTCGCCGCCGCTCCTGGCGTCGAGGTGCCGACCGCGATGTATATGTTCTCCTGGACCGAGCTTTTCGCAGGCGCAGGCGTGCAGAGCGATATGGTCATCTCGTCCATCGAGATGCCCGAGCGCAACGGCACGACCCGCATCGAAGGCGACATGTGTTTCGACTTCAAGATCGTGGGAAGCGACCTCGGTTACTTCTTCGGGTCTTGTGTGGCCTGATGCGCGTTGAAGTTCTGAAATCTTTCAGAGCTGGCGAAACCCTACTCGTTCGCGGTGACATCGTCACCGCGGACGATTGGGGGAATCTTCCGCGACTTCTTTCCGTTCAATATGTTCGGGAAGCGGAAGCGGAAGAGGTCGCCGAGAAATCAAAACCTCGTCGCCGCAGGCGATCAAAAAAACAGGATTTAGAAAATGGCTAATCGTTTGACGCGGGGCGAGGCGCTTCTCGGCAACCTCACCCTCGGTTCAGTACAACTCGACAAAGCGCCGCTGAAGGCGTCGATGACGGTCGGAACAGAAGCGGCAAACGCGATCAACGTCGCGATCCAGCTTCAGGACATGAACGCGAACGACCTCGCAAATCGTGGTTCGGTTCTCGCTTATTTGTCCGACGATGCGAACGGGGATTCGGTCGCAGCTGCGGCGCCCGATGGCGGCGTCGCTATCGGGACGGATGGTTTGGCTATTCCCCTCGTCGCTGGGAAATGTTTTCTTTTGACGTCGGAAGCCGATGGAGACATCGACTTGACGTTGACGGAAAGCGGCGTTGATACGTGGTATCTCGTTTTGGTTTTGCCTCACGGCGAACTTGCGGTTTCCGACGCGATTACCTTCGCTTGATATAGGGGGAGACGATGACTTGGTCCTTTGACGATTCGGCGCTCGCGTCCTCGAAGAAGGACCAAGTTCGTCTTTTGATCGGCGATACCGACACGACCGATCAACTGGTCTCGAACGAGGCGATCGTTTTCTATCTCTCCGAGCGGGGCGATAGTGTTTCTCTTGCCGCGGCCGATTGTTGCGACATCATCGCGGCGAAGTTCTCGCGGGAAGTTGATACGAAGAACGGCGCGCTTTCGGTCTCCGCTTCGCAGCGCGCGGCGGCGTATCGGAAACTCTCGGAAGATTTGCGGGCGCAAGGCGCAGAGCTTTGCGATGTGTTCTTTGGCGGCCAATCCATCGACGGGAAGATTGACCTCGAGACCGACACCGATGCGATTCAACCTCGCTTCGCTCGCGGCATGAATGACGTGATGCCCGAAGTCGATTATCTGTACCCACGACGCTGGAATCGAACGGACGCCTAGACATGGACGCGCAACTGAAAAAACAACTTGCGCAGACCATCTACATCGCGTCGCCCGCGTCGGTCGATGCGTTCGGCCAAATCACATACGATCCCCCGGTCGCAATTCCCGCGCGGGTGGAGAACTTCGGCGCAGTCACAAGCGGTTCTCGAGGAGGGGCGATCGAGGTCGACGACGGCGAAGAGAAATCGACCAAGATGCTAATCATCACCGAGGCGGCGATCACCATCATGGATCGGGTTTGGCTCCCGGGCGACGACGAAACCGACTCAACTCTCGCTCGTCGTCCGCTTTCTGTTCTCGCGCTACCAGACGAGAAGGGCGCGATCGACCACTACGAGACGCGGCTATGAGAGAGATGAACGCGGCGCAACTACAAGCGGAACTCGCAAAGCGTCTCAATGCGGCCGTGAAAGCGGCGGAGACGGCGCTCTATCAAGGCGCCTCGATCATCATGACCGAGGCGAAGAAGCGCGCGCCGCTAGATGTCGGCACCCTTCGAAACTCTGGTTATGTCACCCTCCCGCGTCGAGATGGAAACGATGTTTTCGTCGAGGCAGGTTTCGGCGGTGCGGCGAAAGCCTACGCGGTGCGACAGCACGAGGAGACGAGCTATAACCACGAAGTTGGCGAGGCAAAATATCTTCAGAACGCAATCGACGCAAAAGAACTCGAAGTTCGCGCTCGCGTACAGCGACTCGCAGATAAGGCGCTCGCAAGCGGAAGGGCGCCAAATCGCGGCCCCTCTCCGCACGAAAAAGAGCCGAGCGAAGAGGTCATGCAGGGCGAATCCAGGCATCGAAGAAAGCGAGGCGGTGACTCATGAGTGAACCAGACGCCGCGGTCGCGGCAACCATTGACGCCGTCGCAACGTCTCCGCTTTCCGCCTACACCCTGGGAACCAACTTGTTCCAAGGCCCGATGCGCGCGGTCTCTAGCGTGATTCCGCATCGCGCAATTTTTGTTTTGACGGTGGGGGGACCGTCACCTCTCGACAAGTTCTCGGGGACGCCCATCCAGCGGCATAACGTCCAGGTTATGCTCCGCGGCAATGTCGACGCTTTCAGCGTTGCGCAAGCGGACGCGAAGGCGTGCCGAGACGCTTTGCACCTTGCAACGATCGCCGGGTATCTGAGGTGCGCAGCTATACAGCCCGCATATCTTGGGCTCGACGACAACGAGCACCCGCTTTTTTCTCTAAACCTCACGCTATGGCGCGAGGTCTGACACCCTTTGCCGACGCTCGCCCGCGTCGGTAAACTCAACCCCGAAGAGGTGAAACTATGGCATCGCTCGCAGGTTACAACGTACTGATCAACGTCGGCAACTCGCCCGGTCCCTCGACCGAGATAACCGGCATCAACAACGTATCGATCACCGACAATCGCACCATGCTCGACGTGACGAGCTTCGAAGGCAACGCCGGAGCGATGGAGCGTCTCGCCGGTTTGCGCGATGTTTCCGTTACGCTTTCGGGCTTCTTCGACACCGGCACCGGGCAGGCGCTTCTGCAAGACAATCACGGCACCGGAACCTTGACTTACGTCAAAGTCGAGTTCGACGGCGCAACCCCTCCCGACCTTGAGGTGCCTTGCCTGATCGAGTCCATCGACTACAGCGCGGCGGTCGATGGCACCGTCGACGTGACCTATAACCTGGTTTCCGCAGGCGCTCCGACCCTGACCAACTAATCGAGGTGAATCATGGCTACCGCAGGATACAGCGCCAAGCTATATCGCAGCGGTACGTCGACCTCGATGACAGCCGAAGCGACGACGCTTGTCACCGGGAAGACGTACCGCATAACCAATGCCGCAAAGCGAATTCTCGACCCGACGATCGCCGTCACGGTGGACGATGGCGGGGTTCCGATTGCGGCGGTCAATATCGCCTCGATAGATTACCTTCACGGGATCGTCGTTCTCGATGCGGGCTACACCCCATCGGGGGCGATTACAGTCGACGCGAACTATATTCCGCTTTCTCAGATTGCGGACGTGCGCAGCGCAGACTTCTCGACGTCTCTCGTCATGCTCGATGACACCGTCTACGAGGACACGTCGGTTTCTCGCAAGGCGGGACTGCGAGACATCTCGGGTTCGTTCCTGGTGTATGACGAGGGATCGACGGCTATCTCGGACCTTATGGCGGACGGCGACATCGTCTATTTGACGTGGATGTTGACGGGCTCCGCATCGGCAACGCATCTCCGCGCTCGGGTTCGAATCGAGTCGGACGATACTTCGGTTTCGGTGGACGGTTTGGTTGAATCGACGTACTCTTTCGTCGGCGCGTCAATCAAATCCGTCGAGGGGCGAGACGTGTCGTGGTCTCTCGACTACTAGGTGAACCATGGACCGTAACGCATTACGCTCGAAACTTTTGAAATCTCCGACGTATCGAAAAACCGAGGTCGACCTTGACGGGGACAAGGTCTATATTCGGGAGCCAAGCGTCGGGGAATCTCGCGACCTTGCGCAGAAGTGCAAGTTGAAGGGCGGCGAGATTGATCAGTTGGAATACGCTTTGCGTGCGGTCCTGGTTTTGACGTGTGATGAAAGCGGCGCGCGTGTTTTCGACGACGCCGATTATGACGCGCTCGCAGCGCAACCCGTAGCCGAGGGAATCGTTTCCAAGTTGACCGGAGCCTTCGCCGAACTCGTCGGCGGTTCGGCCGACTTGGGAAAGGACTGAAGCGCGATTCCGAGTTGCAGGCGGCGTGCTACGTCGGCGACAACTTGGGCAAATCTCTCTCGGAGGTGTTCGAGATGTCGTCGTCGGAACTGCATATCTGGATCGCTTGGTTCCGACTCAAATCGGAAGAAGAGAAGAAAGCGCACGAGAAAGCGCGCAACAAAGCCCGGAGCGGGCGGGGGAGGCGATAGGCGATGGCATTGAATCTTGGTCCGCTTAACGTCCTTCTTCGCTTGCAGGGCGCCGACAAATTCAAGCGAGACGTCAACAGGACGACGGGTGCGATCGGTGGCGTAACCAAGGCCCTCGGGGGATTGGCGCTTGGTTTGGGCGCCATAGAAATCTCCTTGGAATTGCTTGCCGCAAGCAAGTCTTCGCAGAACTCATAGGGACTCGTGTCGTGGGACTTATGGGTGCTCACGAGTGCTGCCGCTTGACCACGAAAAGCGTGAAATCGTCTGACTGCGGGATCTCGCCAGTGAAAGCCTCGACCGCGTCAATGACCGCCTGAAGAACCTGCTGTGCACTGGCTTCTGGGTCAGCCGCCACGATCGCCTGTAACCGTTCCTCATCGAAGAGTTGGCCATCGGCGTCTCTCGCCTCGGTCACGCCATCGGTGTAGAAGATCAACAGATCGCCTGGGGCTACCTCAAT